CTAGTCTGTTCTTGTAATGCTATTAAATCCATACCTCTCATCCATTGCGGTTTTGATATTACTGTTAATTTAGGAACTAACTCTTGAAGGAATGAACTTGAATTTAAAACTTTTAGATAAGCATCTTGACCTGAAAAACCTTGATTAATAAAATCATGGTATTCATTTAAAATATTTTGTTTTAATGTGTCCATAGAAGATTTCCTTTTAGTGGTAGTTGAAGAAGTAGCATTAAAGGTACTAATATTTGCTTTAATCATATCTTCATATTTTTTACTTTCTTTATGACCAGTAAAATCTTTTTTAGCTTTATCTACAATAGCTGTAAAAGCTGTCATGTCTTGTAAGCCTAATTTTCTTAAAACATTCTCATCTAAAAAAACTGCTCTTTTAATATCTTCTAATATTTCAAAACTTTCTGCTGAATATAAAGCTGATGTTATATCTGCAACAACTTTTTGATCAGACATTGGCTCATCATTCGTTAAAGCTCTAGTCAGCATATTAAACATGGATTGATTAATAAATTCTTCATTGTAAGCGTCATAAAGCATTGATGCAGAAGGAGCTTCACTAATTAAATCAGGATCTTTCTTAAAAGCATTTACTCTTAATAACATTTCAGTAAATACACCAATTTTATCTTCCTGATCTTTAATTTCTTCATAGGTATTTTTAATATCAAGATCTTGCATTTTAGCTTTTAATTTATCTTTAGCTTTATTTACATAATGAGTAGCTTTATCTACGCCAACTAATTTTATTAATGCTTCTTGGTTTTTAATAACTTGTGTTTGATTAAGGTCAATATCTCCATCAACCATTAATTCTGCTAATTGTAATTGTTTAGCTTCAGTTATTTTTTTCCATTCTTCAGCACCAAAAAATTCTTCTAGTGCTTGATTGCCTACCAGATTAGCAAATTGAGTAGCACCAATACCAATTAATTCAGTATCACCACTTACTATATTTAAGATAGCTTGATTAAAATTTTTACCGATACCTTCTTTGTATTTAAAGATTGAGTTATCAGTAAGATTACCAATTAGTTTAGGCAAAAGTTTAACTTTATCTTCTGCAACTTGTTGAGTAACAAGTCTTTTAACATTCTCATTATATCCAGCTAAATCTTTTTTCCAGACAGAAATATCTACATCTTTTTCAAATAAACCTGGAACATTTACAACATCAGAACTATTTTTATATTTCTCATATGACTTTGACATATCACTTGTAATTTTTGGCATGATCTCATTAAATTGATTTGTATCTTCAATGTTATGTAGATCCGCCTGAATGTCACTAATCGCTTTACCTATACTTGATATACCAGAACCAAGATTGGTTGCATAAGAAGGTGATATTGCCAATGCAGAAGCATTAGGAGTAGCACTATCTTTTGCTTTAGTATTGTTTGCAATAATTTGAAGTTTAGCCATTATAAAACTAACCTTCCAGCTTTTTTAGAATTGTAACCTATTGTAAGTAAGCTACCAGCCGCTTTAGCGTATTCTGCGTTTCTAGTCATGTCGCCTTTAAATCTTTCTCCTTCACCTTTTGCCATAAGCAATATGGATTGATTTTTTAAATCATTAACTGCTATTGTGTTGTTGTAATCAGCCATTGCAATTTCATTAATAATATTTTGTTTATTTCTTAAAGCAACAATTCCTGAAGTTTCTCCAGCTCTAAATTCAACACCAGATTTAAAAACTGAAACTTTAAATTCAGAATAAGCACTATCTAAATCTTTTATTAATTTTGGTTTTTCAATTTTTTCATAAATCTTTTTTCTAACTTCAGCTTTCTTAGCATCCATTTTAGCTTGTTCTTGTGCTACACTCTGATTATATTTTCCAAGTTGACTAGCACCATAGCCACCTAGTATGTCTCCAATAAAACTCATATTAATATATTTTTCCTAATTGATAATAATCTGATCCATCTGGACCATATTTCTTTTTTAAACCTTCGACTTCTAATCCACACCAAGTAGCTAATCTTAAACCTAATTTAAAATCTGCCTTAACGGATGTTTGTAATCTTCGAATTTTGTTTTGTTTACAAAGTTTGTCTTGTAAATCTAATATTGTTCTTGCTGCTAAAAACTTCATTTCATAAATATTCTGTGATGCCATAACCCAGCATTCAGCAACACCATCCCAAAGGACAACAATTCCACAAGCAAAGACTGGTTTATCATTTACAAACATTGTGAAAGCATTGCCTGGTTGTGAGTGATCACAAATTCTGTTGTCTTTATAACTAGCGTCAATTTCCATAAGCTTATCATTTAAGCCTATAGCTATTATTTTGTCAGCGTGTTCTGGTTTAAAAGGTTTTAATTCACTAGCCATCATTAGTTACAATAGTTGGATATAAAGCTAGAACTGTTAATGGTAATGCCTGTTCTTGTTTAACAAATATAAATCCGTCTGTGTTGTAATCGTCTGCAAATTCTACTTCTTTATCTCCAGCTAAAAAGGTTGATACTGGTAAATCCATTGCACCAGATGTCGTTCTAAATGGTACAGTTTCTAGGTTATCCAATGAAGGACCAACTTTAGCACCTACAGTTTCAAATAATCTTAATGTTACTTTTGAAATTCTTTTAATTTTTGCTTGAGCTGTGCCTTCGAATTGTCCAGCACCAGCTTCTATTCTCATTGTTTGTAATACAGAAGCGTAAGGTAAACCCACAACTACTTTAGTTGCAGATCTAGTTAATGCTATTGCTCCACTTGTTACAACTTTTGTAGCATGAGTAGCACCATCCGCCAGGATAGATACTGTCTCTCCTTCCAAGTGATCTAGTCCAGATAATGAACTAACAGCTACACCTGAATAAGATAAATGACTGTCTAAAAATTTAAAATCTTGTGGTGCAGTTTCATCAAAATCAAATTCTGAAAAGCATTCAACAAAACGTCTGACTGCTCCATTAACCCATCTTTGTGAAATAATCCAAAGCTCATCTTCGTTAAGATCTCCAGATATAGTTGCAACACTTTCTACTTTAGCATCTTGTAAAATATTATCTGTTTGCTCTGATGTATGAGCCGATGTTAATGATACAACACTAACTAATTTACTATCTGTATAAAGTTTAAACTGATTGTCATCTACTCTTGAAACATAATAAGCAATATTTTCACTTAAACCACCAATAGTAGTTCCAATATTATCATAAAATATTATATTACCAGTTTTAAATCCATGTGCTGCTGAATAAATAACATTAGAAGATATGTTTACACCTTGATAAATAAATTGTGTTGATGCTGTACTTGGTCCAGTTAAACCTATTGTTGTTCCAGCCGCAGAGTTAGCAGCAGTCGTAGCAAGTTTAATTGTATTAGCATCTGTTCTAATTACAAAATAAAGAGATCCACTTGATATTCCAGTTATCGGATTAGCAGCAGCATAATAATAAATTGGATCATTAGTTGCTAGTCCATGAGACGCTAATGTAATTGTATTGTTTGTTCCATTAACAGTTGTTGTATTAGCAGTAAAAGAAATTTGTTGTTGAATAATATTTTTAGTCGTGTCAGATTTACCACCAATAATATGACGATGCCAGGCGACAACATTATCTGTTCTTTGATAAGTTAGTCCACTTAAAATTCCATCTTGTCTTACACACCATAAAATACTATCTGGTGCTTGTTGATAAGCCATTTCATTAATTCCACTATCAGTAACGGTTTCGTTAAGTATAGTTAAATCAGGAGCAACATATCCATCTGCATCAAAGTTATATGCAAGTTCTCTAATTTTTCTTTTTGCACGTTGTAAAAACAATACTGCATTACCAGCTGGTTGAGCATCTACGTTAGCTGCACCAAAAGAAGATTGTCTTTTAATAGTTACATTCGTTGGCGTAACTGCTGCATCTGTTCCATCTGCTGATACTGAAAACTCTCCACCAGTAGTGCCTATCAATAAAGTTCTTACTGATTTTAAATATCTAATTTTATTAACTTGGTTACTGGCAATGGTGTAAACCATAGCGTCATCAGCATTAGTACCAGTTGTCATGTTTTCGTAATCTCCAGATTTAGAGAAATACAAAGTCTGTGGCTCATCTTTAGTTCCAGCAAATACCAGTCTTTGTTCAAAGAAAGATACACAAGAAGGATGTCCAGTAGTGTCACTAAATGCACCTAAATTGAATGCTGCTATTGCATTATCATTAGTAAAAGCTGTAGTAATTGTTGCAACTGCAACTGTTGCATTTGTTCTAGCGGTAATTATTGCTTCACCACTATTGAATTTTACTATTCTACCAACATCCGTTGCTAACCAACCCACCCCACCATTAACACCAGTTATAGCAGATAAAGTTAAATTCTTACCAGAAGCTGCGGCTGCTTGTTGAGGAGTTATAGTTGTTGCTGTTGTATTAGTTGGAAGATAAGGACCAGCAGTAAATGCAACTTCAGTTAATGTCCATGATGTATGACCAGTTCTTGATAACTTCATCACTTCGTGATTTGGATGAGTGATATACATAACGTCTGCTGATTGAGCAAACTTTAGTTCAAATAATTCTGCTGTTAAATACGGACTTACAATTTCATAAATTCTATTAGCATCACCACCTGAACTGTATGTTGTAAAGGCTGATGAGTTAATATCAGCACCATCAACATTTTGTAATTCAAATGTATTAGTAGTTTTTTCTGCAACTTTAAATGTTTTACCATTTACTTCAGTCATACCTACAACAGAAGTTATAATTATATTCTGTCCATCAACATAACCATGACCATTAGCAGTTACTACAGCTGGATTAGCTTTTGTAATTGCACTTATAGTTACATCACCTTCTGTGATCTGACCTTTATCTTTATACATTCGGATATAAGTATTTCCAAATTCTAAAATATAAGTTTGAGTAGTTGAAAACTCAAAAGGTATTAATCTTGTTTTAGCAGAGCTTGTTTTAACTTCTGCTATAAATTGTGTGCCTACTCTTCTTGCTGCTGCACCTTGTGGATGCACCAACATATTTTGTAATGTCTTACAGCCAGAAGCATATTTTTCAAAATCAGTTCTGCCATCTAACTTTGCAGAAAATTCTCCTGAAACAAAACTTGTTAATGAAGCTGTGGTTCTTGGCATTATAATTTAGCGTTTGTAAATTCAGAACTCTCAATAGTTCCTAAACTATTTTCAGTAGCATCTATAAATCTTGCTTCTCTTAATCTTTCATCAGCTCTAGTCATATATTGATTAGCTAATGTTGCATTGTTAGTTATTGCATAACAAAGATCAGCTGATAGTTGATGTGAGATAGCTTCTCTTAAATAAGTGTCGTAATTATTAGGATCGGTGTCTAATGCAATATAGATTAAAAAAACTGTATCAATATCTGTAACAATATTTCTACCTTCTAATTTATAATCTAAAGCACTAGCTATACTGTCTGTTGTGCCATTGTGAATTTTTAATACTCTTAAACAATCTGAAGGTAAGGCATAAGCATGATCATATTCAACTATTGGAGCTGTACTGTTTTGAGCAAGTTGAACTCTTTTGTGTAAACAATTCCAAGCATGAGATCTAAATACTCTATTTCTTACAGGCTCATATCTTTGATTACATAAACGAGCATTTTTAGTGTCATCTGTTAATGCTGCTATTGTTGATGCA